ACTTTAACTCTTCCTTAACAGTTGAATAAACTGGATCAGGAGAGACAAAGTTATACTTGTAATAATATGACATGTTATTTTATTTTTTCCACTCACAGTAAATGTTTTGGTATTTACTGTCAGTTTTTATGTAATGGGATAGTAATCTAGATGTTGTACGAGAGGGCTTGAAATACCAGAGGTCTATGTTTCTTATTCTTGTAGATTCTTTGAACCACATCCAACCAAAGAAAAACCCTTCTGTATGATAGTTGAAATTGTATATGCGTTTACCTTTCTCCTTAGTCTTTTTCCAATCTATAGGTAAGTTAACTACTTCTTTACCATCAACAGTTTTTAGTTTTCTCCTTTTCTTTTTGTTGATGGAAAACTCTCCAAAGCCAAAAGGAAGTCTTGCTTTCTCTCCTGTTTCTAGAATGTAGTTTTTAAAATACTCATTGTATGAGTATATGATATTCTTCCACTGATCAAATGTAATTTTTAAAGTGGGATTCTTATTGCAAAAATTATTGTAGTTTTCTTTACTAGAACTTCTCCAATCTATCTTTGTACGCATTAGTTGCTTGGTTTTACAGCATTTGGTGCCTGCCCATCTGCACCATCGTCAGATATATCTGTTTTAAGTCTAAAGTAAGTAGATAACAACTTTTGAGAAGTGAGCTCTAACACTTGCTTCTCTAAATATCCAGGACATCCATATTCCTTATCTAAAGGATTCATACAGACTTCTTCTATAGGATATACTATACTACCACAGCCACACTCAGGGAACATTATTTCATTAGGTACATCTTCTTCAAAGAAAGCAGATATTCTTGTTGCCTTTAATAATGGATTGTTAATATATAAATAGCCACCATTAGCTATCCAATAGTATTGTTCATTCTTTATAATAGGAAGTTTCAATAAGTTTAAATACCTATTGATTGTAATCTCTTTAAATCTTTTACCTTGACCACCCATAGCGTTGATAGAATATACACCCTGAATTACATATTGATAGTTTCCTTCAGATATGCGAGGAAGTTTATATCTGCTTCTTGCTACATTGCATGGATCTACAAATTCACAACATTCAGAAATAGGAACCTCTACCATCTCTAAACAAGGGATGGTAGTAAATAAAGTATCAGTGGCCCAAAGCTTTCTAAGATTTGTTTCACGCTTAACCAATAACTGTGTGTTGTTCTTAATCTCAGATGCCACCACTCTATCAGTGATAAGGTTATCTGTGGATAGCAACTTGTGCATTCCACGTACATCTGAAACTAATTTCCTTAATGTTGCCATTATAAATACTGTTTGAATATATTTGTCATTCCATCAGTCTCATCTATCAAGAATGCTGTCACTTCTGCTTTAGACATTACGTGACCATTCTTATCATCCCAAAGACTCTTTGCATTTGAGAATGCTGGAATTTGGTAAAATTTAATACCATTAAAATCATGACTCACCTCGTGGTGTTTGTCTCCTGTAAATATATAGAAGTTATCATAATCAGACCAGTTGTTCTTAAACTCAATTGGAAATATACCAGCAAGCTTTACAGGCTTAATAGCATCTCCATGGTTAAACATCATTGCTGTATTACCATATCCTATATATTTTCTATATTTAGGGCTGATGTTAAAGTCAGCTCTTTCTTCTTTTCTAAAATACGTTTGTAACCAATTAACCATATGCCATCCTACAAACTCATCATGATTACCAGCTACATACACTACGTTAACATTTTTAGCATATTGTAATAACATTGTAATTACAAGTATTTCATGATTACATATCTTAAGAAATCCTTCATGATATGTACCTATATTAGTTTGAGGAGTTCCTTTTGTAGTGTTGTTAGTATGCTCACTGTTAAACTCATCTGAACCAATTATGTAAGTGATGTGATCTAGATTGTTAGATAGTTGAGCTTGAGTTAAAATAAGTTCTGTTTTAAACATCATTCTAGCAAACCTTTCTTCTATATCATTATTTCCATCTATGTCAAACTTATTCAAATGTGAGTCTTGTTTATTAATAACTAAACAAGCATGTTGCTTAGTTGGAACAAACTTAGGACTTATAACTGCTTGACTTACAGGCTCATATGAAGCTAAAAAGTCTACAAAACTATCTTGAAAAACTTGCTCTGTAGACTTCTTTCCTAACCATGCTTTGACTTGCCAATGAGGATTTCCACCATTCCCCCAGAAGTTTTGTACATATTTAGTTATTTCCCATTTCTCTGTATCTATCTTACACTTATCAATTAACTCATCTAAGCTCTTTACTTCTTCGCTAAAATTAGCTACCACCTCTCCTGTACCCTTTACAAGGTCTTCTGTAAACTTAACAACCCTATCTTCTAAGTCTGTTATATAGTTTCCAATCTCTGCATTTTCTTGAGCCACCTCTTCATTTCTTAGTTCTTTTAGTAAATCATCAACCTCTAATTCTGTAATTCCAAGCTTATCAGCGTAGAACTTCTTGCTCTTTTTCCAATGTAGAATGTCTTCTAACTGTTGTAGTAAGGATTGGTTTTCAGGCATATGTAGCTAAGTTTAATTAAAATTAGCGTAAAGATAGGAACTATTTCTGATATACCCAAAAATTTACTAACTAATTTAATTATATAGAATAACTTTTTTTGTTAGAGTTAAAACAAAAACCCCCAGCCTAGAAAGGCCAGGGGGTACTCTGTAAACCAACAAACAGGGTTTTTGATATATTAAATGCTAATCCATTAACAAGTTACATAGTTTGTAATTTCTCCACTTGTATCAATTTCTACAGCATATATTCCTAATGGACCTGTTAACTTGCGCCAACCAATTCCACCAACAAAAGGAGTTGTTAAACTTGGGCTATCATATAAAATCATTGTTACAATAGGAACAGTATATCCAGGTAAAGCATAAACGATACTTGTTGTAGTTGAACCAGTACAAGCATCACCAGAATTACCTGTAGCAAAGTTATCAATTTGATACTCAACAGGTAGACCAGATGTAGTTGTTGTAGTTGTTGTACTGGTACTAGTACTAGTAGATGTGGTAGATGTAGTAGTTGTGGTGGTTCCTCCAGAAATAAGCATATCAACAGAGTTGGTACATGTTTCTAAAGAGGTCACTCTAATAATAGTAGCTCCATCAGGTACACCTGTTAGGGTGTATCCTGCTTGTAAGGCTGCTTTTGATACGCCAGAAGCCAAGGGTGTAGTGTACCCATCTGCATCTGAATAGATGTCAAATGGGCCTGTATCTGCCCCAGCTAGGGTTAATGTTACTAAGACTGTCATTTTTTAAATTGATTTTGATTGGTTATGGACATTGGTTCAATAAATTACAAAGAGCAGTTTGTAATTGTACACTATTTCCAATAGCAGTTAAGATTGTTTGGGCTAATAGTGTTGGATCTAAATCAGCGTCTATCTTTTGGAGAGCCACTGTTAAGTTATCATTTGTTTCTATACCTGTATTAGGAAGATTAGGGCCTGTGTATTTTATATTGTTTGTACCAATACAATATACAGGACCTGCAGTTTGTCCTTCTGGGGTATAACATGGATTATAAATATTAACCATTTTTTTTTCTATTAAGGGATGTACATTATATAATATGCAGCAATTACAGGTTGTATGTTTAAATGAGCTTCATTATTACCTGTATTACTATTTGAAACAGCTACACTAACTGATACAGGACCAGCTCCACTTGCACTAGTTATACCAGAATTATGCACTTGAGAAACAGCAGGTTTTATGTTATAGCTACCATTACCACCTTCAGCATTTTCATTTGCAGCTACTTCTAATGCTGTTGGATTAGGTCCTGCACCAGGACCATCTCCCCCCATTATTATATGAGTGTGATTACCCACTGTTCCAGATGCCACTACTGTAGCATTGTGAGTGTGTGCAGGAAGTTGTGGTGTAATTAATGTTACAGTGTTTGCTCCTGCTGTACCAGATAAGGCATAGTTTGGATTGCCAGCAAAAGCAGGATTAACAGCAGCATCAAGACCAATTCCTACAGGAGGTACACTAGCAATAGCTCCTACAGCAACACGTCCTCTTTTATCAGGAGTGCCATTTAAGCCATTGCATAGATACACCTTGTTGAAACCATTTGCTGGAATACCAGCACCTGTTCCATCAAAGTCAGTCAATGACCCATAATATTCATATGCTACAAAAGGAACCATCTTTGAAGACTGCTGGGTAGAACCACCTGCTTGACTAGCTAAATAAGCAGCAATCAAAGCATCTAGGTCTGCAAGCTTAACGTAGTTTGTATCTAAGTCTAAAGTAAGAGCAGCTAAGTTAGCTTCAACTATACAAAGCTTTGTTATAACAGCTTGTAATACAGCATGTGTATCACTAGAGTCTGTTACACCACTTAGACAGTCTACATCATAATCAGCATTCAATATAGCAATTTCAGCTTCTACAGCATCAACTTGTACTTGTAAATCACAAGCAGCTCTTACTAAAGCAGACAACACCTCAACTAAGTTAGGTGTTCCTACTGGTAAGTATTGATCTACTAGTTCACAATAATAAGCAGGATTGATAGTTATGTCAATACCTGTTCCATCTAAGAAGGAAACAACAGTATCAATTAATATATTCTCTACAGTGAGCAATGAGTCTCCTGTTGTAATACCCAATGCTTCAGAGCCAATACCTGTATATCTAACACATTGATCAGATACAATCTCTACACAGCCATTATAACAGGCATCACAAGGTCTTGTTGTTGTACTGGTAGAAGTGGTACTTGTAGTAGTAGTAGTAGTAGTGGTATCTTCTGGCATTTTATAATTTATTTATGAATTAAAATTTTAACTCTACTAGCTATTCTTTGTACAGAGAAATGGTTGGCATAGTCTGGATTACAATACTTGTATGTTAGTATTCTTTTGTAATTCAACAACTCACCAATTGGACTACACGCAAGGCTATAGTTCATAGAGAATATGATATTGTTATATTGAATCTTAGCTAACTCAGTTAGCTTATAGTCAATATCTTGAAGCAAGACAGGGATGCTTGCACATTCTATACAGTTAGTTAATCTTGGCTGCAACATATTTAATAAGGTTTGTAGCTTGTTTAACAGCAGCATTGCATGCTGAACATAAGCCATTAATCAATTGACATCCACAACCAAATTTAGCTCCACAGTTTCTACAGTTTGCCATATTAATAAAAGTTAATGATGTAATTATTTCCAGAACAACCACAGTTGCTCCTAATAAAATTGTTTAACATATTATTTGCTTGCATATAAAGCTTATTAGCAG